ACGCTGCCAAACGTACATACCATAGAAAGGAGGTACGTTATTGTGAGGATTATCACCAATAGCTTGGAAACCAGGCACTGTACCACCGCTTGAAACTGCTATAGACGGCCCAGGTTGGGTGAGACCAACTTGATTTGCTCCTAAAATACCACCACCACCAACGTTACCGTTTGCTGAACCGCCTACATTACCTGCACCGTTAGTTGGGTGTTGGTGATTAGCTAATTCTGATGGCGTTAACTTATGATTATATTCACCTATTAATTGGTTAGCTGAATCATAGCCTGAATTAACAGTAATGGAATCGCCGTTTTTATCTTTAATAAGAGGTGCACCTACACCAGCTAAAAACAACCCCTGAGCTACTTGAGTCCAAGTTGTACCTAATATTGTAGTGCTTGGATTGATGTTATTAAGAGTAAATTTAATACTATTAATTGGATATAAAATGTTTGTTAAAGATGCTGTAGCAGATTGTACTGCAGTGGTAATAAATGAGTACAAATTGCTTACATCTGATGCTTCTTGAGCAGATAAAGTGGTTAAATTAGATGAGAGAGTGTTAATCTCTGTGGATTGAGCTGAAATAGTGCTAGCAAACGTTACATTATCTAAGCCAAATATAACATTAGAGAAATCAATCTTCTTAGTTACCACACCGTTATCGATAACAAAAAAATCACCGTTGACTACTTCATCGGCTGTTGGTAACTTTGAAATATTAATTAGGCTTGACATATTGATTATTTATCGTTCTTGGTTATAATACTAGTATGGCTAAAATAGGGGTTGGTATCGTTACATGTAATAGAAATGACTTTTTAAAAGGCTTACTTGCATCATTACCGCGTGAACAGATAGATGAATTAGTAGTTGTAAATGACGGTAAGGCTGAGAATCAAATAGAAGTGCCAGGTATCTGGTTACAGAATGGAGTTAACTTAGGTGTTGGTAAATCTAAGAACAAAGCAATGAAGCATTTATATGATGCAGGTTGTGATTATATCTTTATTATTGAAGATGATATGATTATTAAGGATAAGACTGTATTCCAGAGATATATTGAAGCTTATCAAAAATCAGGTATTGAGCACTTTAATTACGGTCCGGGTTCACCATTTAACCGTAAACAAACCATTAAAGACTTTGATTTACATAACAGACACTTACTAGACCAGCACAGTGAACCAAACCCGAAACTAATTATAGATTACGGTACAATAAAGATAGCATTATATGAGCATACAGTTGCAATGTTTTCGTTCTTTACACGTAATGTGTTAGAAAAGGTTGGTTACATTGATGAAGAGTTTTATAATGCTTGGGAGCATGTAGATCATACATACCGTATTATCAAGGCCGGGTTTCATCCACCGTTCTGGTGGTTTGCTGATATAGCTAATAGTGAAAACTACTTAACTGAAGCACCTGGTGCAATTGATAACTCTTCTATTGCTAATAAGACAGAACAATGGCAAAAGAATGTGTATGGTGGTAGGGAAATATACTTAAAGAAGCATGGCCACTACCCTAACCAACCACCTTACGTAACAAAAGAACAAGTTATACAAACTTTAAAGAATTTAAAAAATGATAAAAAATAGTTGCATATTCTACTTAGTAAATAATAGTCCTATCCATTTAAGAAGACTATATGTAAGTTTAGATCTTCTTAAAGCCAATGTACTGAACAAATATCCTTATCCAGTTGTATTTGGCCATGAAGGATTACCACAAGATGTTGTCGACTCAATTAAACAACATGCCCCTGAAAATCACTTCTTTTATAATGTAAAGTTTAAAGTACCAGATTATAGTGATGATATTAAAAGTCAGATACCGGAAAGGTTTAAAGGTCACTGGGATGAAAGTGCTTTCTTTTCTTTAGGTTATAGACATATGTGCAGATTTTTTGCCGGTGATCTTTTTATACATACTTTTTTTGAAAAGGTAAAGTATATTATGAGATTAGATTGTGACTCATATATTCATAGTCCATTGACTTATGACCCCTTTGAAATAATGAGTAAAGGCAAATACGTTTACGGTTATCTTGGCACTGAAACAGATATGGATTACGTAATTGAAGGCTTCAATGATGCTTGTAAGACGTATTTCAAAGACAAGTACGATCCAAGTACATACAACTTAATGTACCAGACTCATTTTTTTGTTGCTGATGTACAGTACTTTAAGAATAGTGAGTATATTAAGTTCTTTGATTACGTGGATCAAACAGGTAACATTTATATTAAGAGATGGGGTGATGCAGTAATTCAATACCAAGGCATTACCAACACTGTTAATAGTGATCAGATTTATCAGTTTGATGATCTAGCTTATAGACACGGAGGTGACTTTTGAAAATAGCCATATTAGTACCATCTAGAGAAAGAATGAATAGACGTTTGACTATGCTCATGTCTATTCTTACCACGGTTAAAGACATTAATAACGTAAATGTTTACTTTGGTGTTGATGAAGATGACCCAACAAGAGACATTATTAAAAAAGTAGCTTCAGCTATACCTTGTGTAAAAGTTGTTGATATTAAAAATGATAAAAAGTTTATTGGTTTAGGTAAGATGTGGAATCTTTGCGTAGATGCTTCAACAGAAGAAATCATTTCAATGATTGGTGATGATATGGTGTTTAAAACACCTGGTTGGGATGAAATGCTTATTAATGAATTTAAAAACATGCCATCTGATAACATTTTAGGCGTTCATTGTAATGATGATTGCCATGGTGAAAAATTGGCTGTAAACTTCTTCTGTCATAGACAATATGTCAATGTAGTGGGTAAGTTTATGAGAGAAGAATTTAAGATTAATTGGATTGATCAATGGTTACATCAAGTGTTCAGTTCCGTCGGTAGATTGAAGTATAGAGGTGACATTATGATTGAACACCGCCATTGGGTACTAGGTAAAGATAAAAAAGACGGAGTAGCTGATAGAATGGCTGTTGCTGATGCCAACAAGATTAGTGATAAACTCTGGTATGATTTAGTACAAGAAAGAATTGAAGATGTTAAAACATTAGCCAGTTACCTAAAAAAGAATCCAGACTGGAGTAAAGTTGATACGGCTGGAGGCAACATTAATGGCTGAAATTACAAGAAATGACATCTTTGGAGCAATAATCATCCAAGCCGTTAAAGAATTTAAATTAGCTAAGTGTTTAGAAATTGGTTCTTGGGACGGGCTTGGATCAACTCAATGCTTCATAGAAGGTATGAAAGATTTACCTGACCGTCATTTAGATTGTATTGAGATAAACAGAGATAGGTTTAAAGAGTTAATTTACAATACATACCAGTATAAAGGTTGGGTAGATTGTTATAATAAATCATCTATAAGTTATGATGACATGCTTCATAAAGACTTTAATGAAATATGGAGCTCACCTTATAATAAATTTGAGAATACTAAAAAAGAAACTGCAAATGGATGGTTTAAAGGTGAGTTAATTACTATATTATCAAATGACGGGTTTATAACCCCTGGCATGAAATATGACGGAGTGTTAATAGACGGTGCTGAGTTTACAGGATATAGTGAGTTTAAACTTCTTAAAGATAATGTAAATGTTTTCTTTTTAGATGATTATTTTAGAGCGTTTAAAACAAATCAGGTTGTAGAAGAATTAAGCAATGATAGTGATTGGGAAGCAGTAGCTATAAATCCAAATTTAAGGAATGGGTTTGCTATTTTTAAACGTAAGCAATTTGTATGAAAACAGTAGGTATAGTTCAACCGGGTAAACTTGGAGATTTAATTATTTGTCTACCAATTGCAAAGTATTATAGTGATAATGGATATAAAGTTATATGGCCTGTATTTAAAAACTTTTTACCCATGTTTGAGGAAGTAGCAAGTTATGTAACCTTTTTACCAGTTACAGATAATGTATATGAATGCGTACCTCAAGCTTTTGAATTATTAAAACAATATGACTTAGATAAAATAATTGATATAGCTGCTACATTTCCAGGAAGCAAATGTACAGATGAATATGTTAAATTAGGTGACGGATTTGGTCCTGAAAAGTTTGACGAGTTTAAATATAGATTAGCCAATGTACCTTTTAAAGAGAAATGGAATTTACAATACAAACGTAATAAAGATAAAGAAGAAGAAGTCTTTAACTTATACGTAAAAGAAAAGAAGTATGATGTAGTTGGCATTAAACATTCAAGAGGACAATTAAACGTGCAATTTTTAAGTAAAAATCAAGTCATCCATATAAATGAAAAACATAGCATTTTTCATTGGCGTAAAGTACTAGAAAAGGCTAAATGTATTGCTTTAGTAGATAGTGCAATGGCTAACTTAGTTGAACAGTTAAATTTAGATAATAAAAAGATATTTCTAACTAAACCTGGACAACCCACACCTACACTACATAATCAATGGGAGATTAAATGAGAATTGGTTTTACAATAGTTCTAAACGGTCTTAGACATTTACAACATAACGATTATTACCGTACGTTAATCAATAATCTCGATTATTGGATTATAGTTGAAGGTGTATCTTTACCTACAGGATCAACTTCTTGGTGTAAGGAGTTACCTAAAGATATGCATACCAACTACTTATCTAATGACGGTACATCAGAATTTTTAAATACAATAAAGAGCAATAAGGTTAGAATTATTAGACCATTAACTGATAATTTTGAACTTAGACCTTGGAAGAATAAAGACGAACAAGTCAATGCTGCAATAACAGAAATTAAAACCATTACCGACTCTTGTATGTTGTGGCAAATAGATGTTGATGAGCAATGGAGTTACACACAAATGGTAGATGCAGAAAATCATTTACTGAAAAATGGTGGTAAGACAGGATGCTTTTACTGTAACTATTATGTTGGTAAAAATCAGCAAGTATTTGGTCAATGGGGTGAAGGTAAAATTGAACCATACAGAAGATTGTGGGACTGGAAAGGTGAAAGATTTATTACTCATGAGCCTCCAAAACTTGAAGGTAAAAATGGTCCAGGATTATTATTACCTCAAAGATTTGAACATTATGCTTACTTTTTTGAAGAGGATGTAAGGTTTAAAGAAGCTTATTACAGTGGTTATGAAGGTTTAGTAGATCGTTGGAAAAAGGTTCAAAATAACCGAGATGTATTACCGGTCAAAGAGTTGTTAGGTCCTAATACATGGTGGAGTACCACTCAAACGTATATAAAATACGTTAATGATCGTTGAAGGCAATAACTTTATTTCTCACTATTTAAAAACTGGCAAACCTTTATGTGCTGGTAAAATAGGAGTCACAGAACTTAATCTGTTATACTGTGAGCATAATTTACAAAATGCTGCTAGATTTTTACCACATTTACAACATGAGGTAGAAGACATTGCAGGTCTATATCCTTACAATAAAGAAACTACTGTGCAGTTTGCAAAAGATATGAAGGATGCTTTGAAAGAGGTAGACTTGATACCTAAATGGAATAAAGTCAATCCTGTTTTTGAAAAGTACGTATTTGAAGAGTACTGCAAAAATGCTCACTTTACAGAACTTCAGCATTTAGAACCTTACTTTTTTGATAAACCTTGGACCAACTATCTTGATGGTAAAAAAGTTTTGGTAATGAGTCCATTTGCAGAATCTATTAAGAACAATTTCTTAAATCTTGAAAAAATCTGGAATGGTAAAATTAAACCTAACTTTGGACTTAAAACTATAAAGTACCCTTTTGCATTAAAGATACAACCAACTCCAATGTATAGTACTTCAGATGAAGTATATAAAAAGTACTTAGATATTTTACGTAAAGAAGATTTTGACGTAGGTATATTTGGCACTGGATATACTTCATTATTGTTTACTGCTGAAGCTAAACGTATGGGTAAGGCAGGAATACATTTAGGGGGGTCAACTCAAATATTATTTGGTGTTAAAGGTCAGAGATGGAGAGAAATAAAAGAGTTTCAACCATTCTTTAATGAGCACTGGACAGACCCATTACCATCTGAATTACCGGAAAAAAGAAATATGGTAGAAAATGGCTGTTATTGGTAATGAGCGTATACGTGCAATATGATGAATGGGGTAGGATGGGTAACAGAATGTTTCAGTTAGCCTTTGGTTATTTACTGGCTAAACAAAAAGGTGTAAAACTTAGTCATACCGGTCTACCAAACTTTGAAATAAGACCAAGTGTATTAAGTGCTAACCAGGTTAACGCCATATACATTAAGTCTTACGGAGACAATTATGTTGACATGGATGAGCTGTTAAAAACAGATAAAGACATTGTTGTAAACTCTTTTGTACAGAAAGCAGAATACTACAAACCATTTAGAAAAGATCTTATTAATTTTTTTAACATCCGTCAACATTCAATTAATAAAGATAAACTTATAGTACATATTCGTGAGACTGATTACAAAGATATTGGAGTATTCTTGGGGTATGATTTTTATAAAAAACTAATTACTGATTCTGGTTTTACTGACGTTATTATAGTTACTGATAATTCTAAATGTGATACGGTACAGAGATTAGTGAGTGAGGGGTGTAGATTAAATTCAGAAGGCTATGTAGATAAG